GCCCTATTTCTCCACATCGAGTTAAAGAATCCCTGTGGGTAGAATAAAAAGCAAGATAGGTGGTGACACCTAAACATGGGGTTCAGTAAATTGGGGTGATTTGTGGTGCTGGGAGCTACTGAATCGACCAGGTGTCCTCATCATCATTATTATATGTTCTAGTGATGATGAGTCGTTCTTCTAAGTCATGAGACAGAATAACATACACCTCAGTATCCTCATGCTCAGTGTATGCTGCGAGCGACCAACTTGAGAAATCAGTCCTAGTCACCTGGGCAATAAGGTCTTCGATGGCCTTGCGCTCATCACGACCTAAGTCTACTTCTCTCATTAGTGTACCTTATGGGATTCGGGCAGATGAGGGAGTAGCAGTTCCACAACTTTCTCAAAGAGTTCAGCCCAGATGAATTGGTTTGGTGCATACTCGCACACCCAAACATCATCGACCAAGGGGGCAATCGGTTTATCTGTAGCACCATCGATGTACTCATTCATTTCTTCTTTGTTCTCAAAGCGCATAATTTCTGTGGGTATGCAATCTGTTGCGCTAAAGATGAGTGCCTCTTGGTATGTAATCTCAGGGATGAAGCCTAGTTCTGATGACCAATGGTCGGTGCGGATTGCTTGATATAGGGTATGAGCAACTGCGAACTGAGAGCTAAGCCCCCATCCATAGTATTGCTGTCCCTCACTGGTAGGAGTGTAAAGCGCATATAGTTCAAAGCCAGAGTCGGGTTGCTCAGGAACAGACTCATAGTTGCATTCATCGAGTTCCTCTTGTGAGAGCTTATAGTCATAAATGTGGATATGTTTTGGTGCTGCGAAAGTGCCATCACCATCTCTATCTAAGTAACCCCATAGTCTCTCTTGGTTCTCAGTGATTGCGAGGTCTTGGAAGATGAGTTGGCGGTATTGAGGCGGTACAGGGAATGTCATATGTGTCTCCAGTCTATGTATAGTTTCCAAAAACTTTTAGTTGCGAGTGGTGATGTATTGAATGCTAGCAGCTAGCGCATCGATGATGATTTTTAAATACAGGGTAGGGGGCAAGCCCTTAGCGACTTGGTGAGCTTCGACTATCTCGATGAGCAGGCTATCACGATGAATGCATCTAAAGATGGTGATGTTGCGCAGTAACGGACTCTCAGTCTCCATTAACATTTTAGCAGTCTCATAATTGACATCGATGGTGGGGAGTGGGTGGCCACAGTGAATACCCCTAGCCCAGGCAATACCATTATCAATGCTTTCGATGATGGTGGGGTCACTCTCAAATAATCTTCGCTTAGTTGCTCTAAGCGCATTATAGATTTTACGACCTGATGATGAGCCGTAGCAGTTAAGGGGAATAGCCAACAGGTCTACGTTGTTGGTGGAGCGCACAGTGGCGACCTCAGCCCATATATCAGTGAGAGTGCTGGTAACCCAAAGTGGGAGTTTAATCCAAAGAGTATGTTGATGATTTGGTAGTGTCATTATAGTGTCCATCGTGGATTGCGGATGATTGAAGTTTTGTCATAGCCAATTTGCGCTTGAAGATTCATCATGCGATTAGTAGTGTCAACAGAGTCGATGCCTGAGATAAAGCACTCAATGAACTCTTTACGGATTCCCTCAGCCCAGCCACTTTGGTTGAGGACTTCAGCCCAAGTTACTTGAATACCATTCTCGCATAGGCCGTAAAGGATTTTTGAGATCTTCTTGAAGATGAATGATCGACCATTATCTTTTAGCTCATCGTAGCATTTACCAAGCGCCCAGAAGTGACCAGCAACTGAGTGCTGTGATTGAAGATTCCAAGTGCCGAATACTGATGATGATTCCGTAGTCTCTACTCTATCTGTCCAGTTACCAAGTAGAAGCGCAGTTCTGAAGCATTCACCCCATGTCATGCTGGGGTATGCCTTGCGTAACTTCCATGCGAACTTGTTTGTATTGCCTGAGATAAACTTGCTTGCCATTTTCTTTCTCCTTTTTCTGACCCAAAGGTCTTGTTGATGTAACTACACTACCACCCTATTTAACGTGGGTCAACCCCTTGGTGGAAATAATTTATAAAAAAACCCCACCCACCTAGTGGTGATGATTGGGTAGGGGTAAAGGTGGAAGCGTTGCTACCTTTTGGCCACTGGATTCCGAGCGGTCGTGGCACTGAACAAATGTGAGGGTCGAGGTTGAGCGCAGTGGGATTTGGGGCAGTCGAAAAATAAGGCCACCCCTCCACCTACCTATGGTCGAACAACCCCAAGGGGCTGGTGAGATTGAGCTGTGGCTTCGTTCCTGACCCCTTGCGAATAGCCCTTACACCTTTGAGATGATGATCGTGTCGCACAGCTCAATCTGAGGACTTTTCAAAAAACACCACCCCCTTGTAACCCAGCGATGATGGGGCTTAAGGGCTATCAATAGTTTCCAACAACTCTGCACAAATCACTCTGAAAAATCGGCAGGGAAAGGCCACCCCCCTCTCCCAAAAGGGGTAACCAAGCAGTAAGACCCAATGTCTCAATTTGGGCAGTCTAATACAAGTTACTCTACATCATAGATGATGACTGATGGCGATGAGCCAATGCAGTCGTAGTGTAAATACATAATAGAATCTAGTCTTACTGCTGGGAGTAAATACATGATGGCGATGATGAGTGCAACAGGAAAGTGAGCGCAATATCGCATAAGGGCAATCATCATGACATTAAGACAGAGGAGGTTGATGAGTGCAGCGCATAGTAGCCATAAGATTAACCTGGTGGCCACAAGGTGGCGATGATGATGAATAAGGCGCAAGCGCCCAAAGGAAGTCATAAGACTCTCAGTATACATATACAGCTAAGGGGATTGATGACGAGTAAGCTCTAGGGGATGAGGAAGCCCCCGAAATATTTTACTAGGGGATTTTGCAATAAACAGTATCTGGGTCTTGGTGGTTGTGCGCTACTAGGTGTTAGCTCTTGGGGTTGAATGACTAGCCCCCGAAAAATTTTATAAGAGGATTTTGCAATAAACAACGTGTGTGTGCGCCTGCGCAGGCGCAGCGCCTGGGCGTGCGCAGCGCCTGCGAACTAAAGGATCATGCGCATGATGCGCATGCATGCATAAAAGAAACCCTAAACAGGGTAAACATAGCCAAATTAGGCCATATAATAGCTCTTAAATCGACTTTACCTATAAAACGTATGACATTATACATATTGAGTGTAAAAGTCGATTTAAAGGCGAAATAAGAGCTTATCTGAGAATAAACCCGCTAAACCAAGACCTGTTTGCAGCTAAAGCCCTGAAATCTTTAACTTTTTATAAATCAGCTCATATTTTAACGTTTAAGCGACTCTTTAGCAGCAACCTAGCGCAAGGTACACAAGAGAAGTAAAGGCCATTAGAGCGCAAATAAACACTGAAAACATGAGTAGCTTTTATTTGCTCTGTAAAGCGCTTTCTAGCTTGGTCTATATATAGACCTTAGTTTTTAGCTTACTTGTCTTAAATAGCAAAATCGTAGACTGGGAAATCGTTCATATTTTGCGATTTAACGCATTTTTAAGCTTCAAGCTTCACAAGGGCTAAAGGCTAGGGTTGAAAAAATGCGATACAGAGCATTTTAGATACCTCATTTAAGACATTCACACCATAGTTAGGTAGAGCAAGGGCTGCTTTTTTAAAATGGCCAAATTAAGCATAGATCAATAAAACACTGAACGCTTGTATAGTACTGAACGCTTGTATAGTACTGAACACTTGATCAGTACTGAACGCTTGTATAGTACTGAACACTTGATCAGTACTGAACGCTTGTATAGTACTGAACGCTTGTATAGTACTGAACGCTTGTATAGTACTGAACACTTGATCAGTACTGAACGCTTGTATAGTACTGAACACTTGATCAGTACTGAACGCTTGTATAGTACTGAACACTTGATCAGTACTGAACGCTTGTATAGTAGTTTGGTATAACAGACGTTATTAAATAATTATGAAAAATGAAATCAGAAATCATAATTATGAAAAATGAAAAATCTATGTGCTTTGATGTTTAAAGCATTGCTTAAGCCACACCTTAAGCAATACTGGTTATATAGCCAAATAAGGCCATATATTAACCTGTAAGCCATCTTTAAGGCTTTACATATACTTTGCTATAGATAGCTTTTAAATAAGCTTAAAACTAATTTAAAACATGATTACTTGTTCAGTAGTTTTGACCTATAAGCAAGAATCCATATTTTGCGATTTAAAGCACCTTAAAATCGACCTATACCGAAGTATTAAAGAAGTCTTAAAACGTGCTTACAAGCTAATCTGAGTATGAACTTTTGTTCAGTATAATTTTTAAAAAATAAAAAAGTCTATGATTTCATAGACTTAGCATTTTGTGTTATCAGGTGTTAGCGCTGGGCTTTAATGTTTATTTATGCTATTTCTCTATCCCCACTCTTTTGATGCATCGATTAAGTTTTTTATAGTCTCATTAAAGATCTCAATTTTTGCTTGTTTAATGTTTTGACTGTGGTTCATCGCTTCCACTATAAGAGCAAAGGCAAAAGGGTAAGTGTCATAATCAAAATCATTTTCTATTGTATATTGACCATCAAAAATTAATTCATACAAAAATATTACAGTCTCTAAAACTGAAGTGAAAAACTCATGTGTCAACTCTTGATCGAGCCACAACTTAAAAAAGTTGTTTGCTATTTTTTCGTCAAAGATCTTTTGATCTACTAGAGATAGTAAAAGATTTAGATCTTTTGATTTATATTTCAAAATGTCAGCATCATATTTGTATTCAAAAAATTGAAAATCATGCATTTGTTTAAAGCTTTCTTAGTCTCAAGAGACTAGATGATTGATTATAAAAACCAAGAAATTAAAAAGATTACAGCTAGCCAAGGCTCAATCACTAATAAAGCGATCACTAAAAAGTATTTAGTCATTTAAAGACCTCCATTGAGAACGCAAATCGTAAAAGCTAGCGCAAGGCCAAAGCCTAAAATTAATTCATCGATAGTAAACATAATTTTATCCTTTAAAGCTTATAGCTCTTTGGCCGTTGCATCGTATTTCACAAGTTGAGCAACCTTTTATAGTCTCGGTATCATAAGGGCACGCATAGGCCGCCTCGCCTGTCATCAACCTAAATTTAAGGTTATCTTGCTTAGAGAGTCCGTAGGGTAAAAATCCGAGGTTATAAGCGTCAAGGGCTTCATCCAAGTAACCGACCGAGGCTTGAACTTTGCCACCAAATCGACTCATTTTTGAATCACGAAAACCCGCGCTGTAAGCTAGATGATAAGAGCTTGAATCAATAATATTTTCGATATGATCAAGGCCTTTTTCGTTTAGTCTGCTTATATCTCCAAAGCTTGTTAAACGTGATTGAATAGAAATCTTTGAAGTATCAAGACTCATGTTTAAGCTTGGATCCTCTTTAAATCTTACCACTCGCTTAATCATGTTGTTTAGTGCTCTAGTTTGATTACACATTAACTTATGCTCCTTGTATTTCTTTTTCTTTAGAGACTTAACTAGAAAGCGACAATCTGAAGCACAAGAGCTTCTCATGATCTCAGTTAGAAGCCCATTTCCTTTGTGACTTTCAAGCCATAACGGCAAGATTGTAAACTCTACATAATGAGCACTTAGGACAAGGATAGAATGATTCGGGTTAGTCTTACGGTTATTAAGTGAGTCACCAAATAGAGGTGATCGGGCGATTAATACTTGATCATCAAAGATCTCAAATTGTTTTATTAAAGTCATTTTTTACTCCGAAAAGTTGCCAGTGTTTTAGGTCTTATCTGCGATTTTTGAGGATTGCTTTTAGTTCTTTTTCGGTTAAGATTGATAGTAAAAACTCATTACTAGCTTTTTCAAAAGCATTCATAGTTTTCAAGATCTCTTTTATAAGTTGTTTCTTTGACATTCTTTTCTCTTTTCTGCTCTCTAAAGAGCTTTATAACAACATGAATAGCTTAGAATAATTCTAGCTAGTAATCAGATTTAAACTAACTATCTATAGATTGCAAGTACCTTTTTTAAAAAAAGTACAATGAGCCTAATTTTATTTAAGCTAAGCATGATCTAAAAACATGTACACACGTACACACGTTACGCCTACGCTATAATAGGTGTCTAAAAGTGCTTATTTTGCTTTGTGCTTAACGTTCTGAGTTAACTTGATAACTTCGGATAGGTGGCTGCGGAAACGTGGCTTTAAACTGCAAAATAATGATTTTTTGCTGTTCAGATCCCCCAAAGGGGAGCGGAGCATAGGGGTCGCAAGCAACCTTTACACTAATGAGTATTTTTCTGTGGTTATGTCCACCTAATACACTAGGGTATAATTTTAGGGTGTTATGTCCAGTATATACACTAGGGTAATTTTCTTGGGTTATGTTAGGTCTATACACTGAGGGTTAACATTTGAGTAGTACTAGTATAATGTGGGAGAGAACCTGTAGAGACAAAGAGAGATGAGGGAGATGAGAGAGATAGAGAGACAAAGAGAGATGAGAGACAAAGAGAGACAAAGAGAGACAAAGAGACAAAGAGAGATAGAGAGACAAAGAGAGATGAGGGAGATAGAGAGAGATATAATGAATAGAGATCAAGCGGAGGGTAGGGCATTGGAGTTAAAGCGTAGTGGTATGACAGTGGGTGAGGTATATGAGGTGATGTTATGTGAGGGTTGGTGGAACGATAATACCAGTAGGGGGTATGGTATGTATACGTTGCGGCAGTGGTGTAGGGGGGTGAGTGACCAGCGTGGTTACCGTAATCCTCCCAGGAGTGATTTGAGTGAGGGGGAGCGTAAGGTTAGGCATTTGGAGCAGATGCGTTTATGGAGGTTGCGTAACAAGGCGCATTGTCGGGCATATGATGCTTGGTATCGGAGGGAGTTTAAGAACAAGGGTTAGCTATTGTGCTGCTGTGAACTTATCTGCTGAGAGTTATTGGAAACTATTCTTAGGTTGTTTACCATTTAGAGTCTAGGAAGTCTTGGTATTGGTCCGCAGTCTCTTGGAAGTCTTGGTATGATTTGATGAGGAGTTGTATTTTTTTGAGTAGGTTTGCTTCTTTATAGCCTTTAATGTTGGTGATGGGGTCGATGTTATCGAATCCAGCTTCTATGTATTGCATGTACCATCGGTATTTATGAGATTCTAGTGCGAAGTCTTTATATGCTTTGATGTACTGTGAGTTTGGTATGTTTTCGGATTGGGCGAGCCATATGGCTTTATCTTCTTGTGTGAGAGTTTTTCTGATCTCCAGGAAGAGGGTACGTTCTTTTTCGTTTTTGAATGGGAGAGACATGTATTATTTCTTTCTTAGCAGTAGCAGAGGATAGTGGCAGCGATGCTATCAGGTGATAGGTTTTTATTGTTTTCAATCCAGTTGTCGATTCTTTTGTCGCTGATGGGGCAATCGATGTTGAGTACCAGGCATGTGTGGTATGCGTCTTTTTGTAAGAGCTGTAGTTCGATTGAGATGGAGAGATCAGCGTTTGTGTATGTGTTGAATGTAAGTGTTGCGGTATCGGAGATGAGTTCTACATTGAGGGTAGAGATGTACCTTGGCCACATTTCTTTGATGCTTGCTTCAACATCTTTCAGGAACTTGATGTAAGCTTGGTTGATGTAGTCATTGAGAGAGAGTGGGTTAATGGCGAATTGTTCATCATTTAGTTGGTTCATGGTTTGTTCCTTGTAACGTGTTACAGATATGGGGGTATTTGTTTAGTGAGAAAGAGGGTTGTGGAAGTAAAAGTGAACAGTACCTTTTGTTTCAGTAATCCACATTGTTGTGGCACTGTAGCCATAAGCTAGACCAGCAAGGGTATTACCTGCAGTGGTGCTATTCCATCTTGAGTTTCTTTTTACTCTGACTTCAATGGTAGCTTCGTCAATTTCTGAGATCTTGATACCCAGTGCATCGGCGACAGGGGTAAAGGCAGCGATAAGGTTACCTTTTTCGATCACTGGGAAGATTTGATCCTCGGTAAATCCTTTATCTTTTAGTTCTTGGGCAATATGGATGATATGTGCGCTTAGCATAGTATGTACTCCAGAGAGTTAAAGGTCTAAATTAAGATTAATGATTAATCTTGATAACCTTTATATATACCTAACTACCGTAAGTCAACCATTCAGATAAAAAATAATTTTTTATTAATTAATCAGCATATTGGTCTGAGAAGCAGGCTTCTTGGTTATAGTATTTAAGTTCGAAGTATGTATCTAGGACTCTTTGAGCATACTTGTATTCAGATCTTCCTTTTTTGCATTTACCCTTGAAGCCTCTATTGTATTGTGCGAGTGCTTTACATATGCTGCGTTTTTTATTTATCGTAAGCCATTTTTTCAGAGCAGTTATACCAGCTTGGGTGTAGTCGCATTTACCTGTTTTTGGGCAGTGGTATTGAGGTAGAACACCTAATGGACCTTTAGCACCTTTTGATGATGTTGGGTTTGAGAATCGTGATTCATGGTATGCGATACTGACAGCGAGGATTGGGTCAATGTTTTGGTTGATGGCTTCTTTAGCGACCTGAGTGCATACTTTCATTCTACTTGGTAGAGACTTAGAGATCTTGTTTTGGTATGTGGATGAAGCATTTGGGCTGAGAATGTTCAGCATAATAATCCAGCATAGGTTTGTAGTATTCATGGTAATTCCTTTTGTGTATCTGCTTTTTTGATAGTGACTTCTGTCCTTGCAGAGCCATCTCTTTCAGCGTAATACTTGTAAGCGTGAATGATGCATACTTGGGCATCGTCTTGTAGTGTTTTGTTTAGTGCATCTAGGACAGCTTTGATGATGTTATCTAGGTCAGGTCTTTTAGTATGAAGTATGAGGCCGTTGGGGTGTTTTTTGGGCATGAGTCTTTGAGGTCTAGGGAATACAGCATTAAGTGTAACCTCAATTGCACCTTGTATGTTTTGTTCTTTGATGAGAGCTTTGAGTGCATTCTCATAATCTTTGGTGCGCTTGGGTGTATAAGCTCTGCCATTTCCGAATCTTGGTCTTGCTTTGGGCACTGGAGTACCTTGCAAGGTGATAGTGATGGGTGTCATTGGAAGACCCTTACGCCCCAAAATTGACCTTTGTTTTCTCGATCATCGTCAAGGTATGCGATAGCAAAGTTATTCTCTTTGATGAATCTTGTAGCTTCGTAGAAACAATCGAAGTGTCCAATAATTTCTTTACGCTCATCATTAGAGTGGTAGATACTGACCCAGTGGTATGGTCTTGGATCTCTAGTGTCGGTGATAATGACTTCTTTCATGACTTTACTCTCTTTCTTACGATATAGAGTGCTTGTTTTGGTCCGCCTTTTTTGATTTGTACTTGTTTTTTATTTTTTGAGTATTGAATACCATAGCCACGATCAATCCAGATTTCGACCTCGTTTTTAGCTTCAAGGTAGTTGGGTGTAATGAGAGCAATGTCCCAGGGTGTTTGTTTTTTCATGTTATATTCCTTTGTGCATACACAAGATAGGTGGTTTGTAATTATCACCTGATTTTTGGTATAGCAAGACTTATTTCTGATCTTTTCAGAAAATGTTGTCTAGGGTATAATACGATAATAACGAAATAGGCTTGGAGCGCAGTGATGAACATTAATACAGACTTGGTATTTAAGATTTTAAGCGCAGGTTTATTGCCTGCAATGATATGGGTAAACTCGTTGTCAGTAGACATTGCTTTGTTAAAAAGAGAGTTAGAGACTAATGAGACTAGGATTCATAAGGTTGAATCTCAGCAAGAGAAGATCTTAGAGTTGGTGAAAGAGAATCAAATCTCATTAAAAAGCATGGCAGTTACGATAAACTTTATGAAAGATATATTAACGGACATTAAAAATGCTAAGTAGTGTGTTTAAAGGTTTAGCATTAGTCATGCTTTGGGTATTTGGTGCTTTACTTTACCAAGCTGTACTACATGGCGAAGATTACGCCATGTCTTTGCCTGACACTAAGAAGCGTAAGGGTTTACCAATGCTTATGGAGATTAGGGTTAGAGATGTTGAGCTTGACATGGGTATGAAAGACATAGAGATTCAGTTAAATGAGATGGCCATTGAGGTTATCGAGCTGCAAGTAACAAGAGGTATACTAGATGGAATTAAATAACTATCAAAGTAAAGCGAGAGAAACAGCACTTTATCCTAAAGATCAAGGGTTGGTTTATTGTGCGCTAGGTCTAACAGGGGAAGCTGGAGAAGTAGCGGACAAGATTAAAAAGATCATTCGTGACAAGGGTGGCGTTGTAAGCGCAGAGGACAGAACAGCTTTAGCTAAAGAGCTTGGTGATGTACTTTGGTATTTAGCTAACCTTAGTCTTGAGTTGAATCTAGCTTTAGACTTTGTAGCCTTGAAGAATGTTGAAAAATTATCAAGTCGCAAGAACAGAGGCGTGATCTCTGGGAGTGGAGATAACCGATAATGCCAGTTAACAAAGTTAAAGGTGGCTACCGTTGGGGTAAAACAGGCAAAATATACAAAACTAAAGAGGAAGCAGAGCGACAAGGTAGGGCTGTGAGAGCCACTATGGCTTCAAAGGGTAAAGGCAAGGGTAAATCTAAACCTAAGCCAAAGGGTAAATCTAAAGGTTACTACAAATGAATATAGAGAAGAAAGTGGCCGATGGTGTAAAGGTTACACATGCAGGCGGAGAACTAGCTCTAACGGATAGAGAGCTAGATTTAAGCCTAGAGTTACCTAAAGTTGGTAAAGTGCTATCTGAGGAGCATTTAAAGGCCATTGAGGATGCGATTGAGTTACATGAAGACTTTATCAAGCCTATGACTTCTGCGACTAGGGTAGAGGGAGTGTTTGCTAGGTTAGATCTTGGTGGGTATTGGTCTAACTGGGTAGTGGGTGAAGACCTAGAAGATGTTATGGAGCAGCTAGATGATCTTTATGGTGTATATGAGGATTATCTTTGAGCTTCGATACGCTCTATTTCGCTTTGGATATAGAACAGAGCTTTCTTAAGGTCTTCGATTTCTCTATTTGGGTCTTTGTGTCCTGCTCTGCAAATGTATTTTACTGCATTGCCCAACGAGAAGTTTAACTTCCAAGCATTAATTACGTTTATAGCTTCATAAATACCAGGTCTATAGTGGTTTGGGTGGTCCACATTTTCGTCTGAATGCTCTGAAAAAGTTTTTGGAAACTCTTGATAGGGGGTCTGCTCATTTTGGAGCTGCGTGATAAATTGTTCTTTAGTTGTCATGTTAGTTGTCGTTCCTTTTTGGAGTCGTGCCTTATATAGTATATATATATAAGACTAAGTATATATATAAGATCAAGGGTGAATGTTATGGCTAGAAAACCAAGTAAGTCTAAATCTAAGTCTAAAGTTCCTAAGAAGTACACTGCTGGCCTTTCGGCTAAAGAGAAGAAAGAGCGTGAAGCTCAAATTAGGAAAAGGGCTAAAGCCTCATCTAAGGGTAAGCCTAGTTATTCACCTATGAAAGGTGATGCGAAAGCAAAGACTAAGCCATCTAAGTACACAACCCAAGCTAAAAAGAGTGGTCTTAAGAAGAAGATCGAAGATAATACGGTTGGCAAGGGTAAAGAGCCTTACTTAAAGGCAGTAGCAAAGTCCACTGGTTACCCATTACCCATTCTTAGGACTGTTCACGAGCGTGGTGCAAGAGCTTGGGCAACAGGTCACATACCAGGTGCAAGTCAAGCAGCATGGAGTCGTGCTAGGGTATTGAGTTTTGTGCAGGGTGGTAAGACTAGTAAGACAGCAGATAAAGAGTTATACAAAAAAGCCAAAGAGCAGATGAGAAAAAGAAAGAAGTAATCGTTTTGGAGATACAGAAAAAGACAAGGGGTAGGAAACCAAAAGCACCCAAACATATTCTATCTAGGGAAGAACTTTTAGATATATCAGAGAAGTGTTTCCAGTTCTGCTTAGAAGCAACAGGTATTCAGCTTTACCCATACCAAGAGGAGTTCGCTAGACGTATTTGTCAATCTGTAATCTTGGAAGATGGTGATGAGATCACTGCCTTATTTGCGAGGCAGAGTGGTAAGACCGAATCGGTATCAGTAGTGGTTGTGGGCTTAAGTGTAATCTTGCCGACTTTGGCAAAGACACCAGGTATTAGAGAAGACGATAGGATTAACAAGTTTAAGCGAGGACTTTGGGTAGGTATCTTTGCACCCAACTATGAGTTAGCAGGTGTGATGCATAGTCGCATGGCGAATCGTATGCAATCTGAGACAATGATGCAGGTGCTAAAAGACCCAGAGCTTGGTATTGACCTACAGGGTGGTCGTAAAGTTCTTAGGTTACCTAATGGCAGTTTTGTCGATGCGAATAGTGCAGGCCCACAAGCTAACATCGAGGGTAAAACCTATCACTTAATAATTTGTGAGGAAACTCAGGATATATCTAACTACAAAATCCGTAAGAGTATACACCCAATGGGCGCAAGTACGAATGCGACTATGATTAAGATTGGTACACCTAATCAACAGAAGAATGAGTTCTTTGATGCTTGTGAGCGGAATAGAAAGAAGACCGCATCACTAGGTAGGAATGAGCTACCTAGCCACTTTCAGTATGATTATGAACACCCAGCGAGATACAACCCAAGATATGGTGCTTATATAGAAAAAGAGATTGAGCGTCTAGGGTATGAGTCTGATGAGTTCCGAATGAGCTACAGGCTTCATTGGATGTTGGAGAGAGGTCACTTTATTGCTCCAGAGATCTTAGATGCTTGTGCTATTAAAAAGACTGACAAGCTTAGGGTAAAGAAAAAAGGGAAGTACGTTCACTTCAAGAGGAATGAGAGTCATTATTATAATGATAACATGACCGAGAATATGGTGGCCTCGATAGACATTGGGCGCAGCAATGACTCAACTGTTGTGACAGTGGCTAAGGTATGGTGGGAGAATCCGATTATGTTTGCAGGTGAGGATAGATACCATACTCATATTGTGAATTGGTTAGAGATACAAGGCGATGATCATGAGACACAGTACCCACAGATCTTACAGTTCTTAGGGAATTACAAGATAGGCTCAATTATAGTCGATGCGACAGGTCGAGGTGACCCAATTTTTGATCGCTTGAAAGCAGACCTATATGATCATGGTATTGACGTAAAGCCCTTTGTATTTAGTCAAAGGACTAAGCATGAGGGCTATACAATCCTGTATCAAGAGATTAAGACGCAAAGGCTTACTTACCCAGGCAGTGATCACTCCAGAGGGTACAAGCGTTGGCAAAAGTTTGTGAGAGAGATGTATGATCTCCAAAAAGACTGGAGAGGGAAGTACATGGATGTCCATGCTCCTACCAGTGGTAAGAAGAAAACAGGTTCTGGTGGACACGATGACTATAGCGACTCTTTGATGCTTTTATGTTATTTAGTAAACCGAAAGATGATCTCTGCTGAGACTGCGGATAACCCATTTATGGGTAATGCAGTTGGAGATACCCGAAGACGTTACTCAGCCCAAATTAGGGGTGGTCGATCAAGGAGAAAGTTTGATGGATGGTAATCTGTTGACAATAGAGCAAATAAGTGAGTTGAGTGGGCTAAGTGAGCGACTCGTAAAAAAAGCAATCTCTAAAGGTGATTTACTTGATCAGACTCCAAAGTGTGTAGGAGAGTGGCTAAAATCTTCAATACAGATTAAAATGAGCGCACCAAAAGCTCGTACAGGCATACGCAAGGACAGAGAGACTATTGTTCACAGAAAGTGGGATTGAGGTGAAATATGGCGCTTAGTAGCAGAGGAATTATTGCTGGAACTCCTTATGGTAGTTCAGATTCAAACGTGTATCAGTTAGTCACCTCGACAGAACTAGAACACTCAGAGCGTCTTAGACGATATAGAGAGTTTATGAGATTCTATAGGGGTAAGCATTGGGACCATACTAGAGATGTTAATGAGCCTTTTGTGACAATGAATTATTGCCGCAGGTTTGTAGATGCTAGTGTAAACTTTCTAATGAAGAATGGTTTTACAGTAACAATTCCTGATGACCCTGCCACAGCAAGCAAAGAAGATGAGGATAGAGAGTTTGTTCGTCTTATGCTTGAGAATACTTGGGACAAAAACCGTAAAGAGTTAGTGGCCTTTGAGATGGCGCAGATGGGTTCGATTACAGGTGATGTCTTTGTGAGAGTGTCTTGGGAAGATAGTGACCCCATCGAGAGTCCTTATGCTAGGGTAGATGTATTACCTAGTCAGTATGTATTCCCCTCATTTGGTGGACCACATGGCGTTGACCGTAAAAAGGTTAATTCTGTCTTAGTTTTATTCCCAAGATTTAAGAATGGTGACGCTTCATCAACTAATCGATTTGGAGATATGCCCTCTAACAATGTGGAATGGTATGGAGAGCGTTGGTACGCTAACAAGGTAATTGAGTATTCACCGAATGGTGGTGAGCGTGAAAAGAAGAACCCACTAGGTGAAATACCAATCGTACATATCCCGAACTACCCAATAGCTGGAGAGTTCTATGGCCGTTCTGACCTTAGCGATGTAATCTCCTTACAGCGTGAGTACAATGAGAAAGCTACTGATATAAGTGATGTTATTAATTATCATGGTTCACCTGTAACTATTGTTAAGGGTGCTAAGCTCACTCAGTTAGAGCGTGGTGCTAATCGTATGTGGGGCTTACCTGAGAATGCAGAGGTAGAGAACCTAGCATTGAATGGTGAGCTAAGCCCAAGCATGGATTACTTGGATAGAATCAAGAAAGCTATGCATGAGATTGGTGGTGTACCAGAGATTGCGTTGACGAGTAACATAAATAACCGAGAGACAGGAGCATCCGTATCGATGAGGTATATGCCAATGTTAGAGTCTAGGCAAGTTAAGGTACAGACTTATGGTGCTGGCTTGAGGCTAATCAATCGCTTGATCATGAAGATTACAGCACTAGCCAATAATGACTTTGGTAGGGCTTTCGATTTACTTAACGAGAATAACAAGTATCGCAATGAGATTATATTCCCAAGCCCTCTACCGAGAGATGAGAGTATTGAGCTTGATCGAGCCACTAAGCGACTTGACATTGGTTTATCATCTAAGCGTTTCGAGATGCAAAAAATGGGTATGTCGCAGCGTGAGATTGAAAAGATCAAAGAGGACATCGAGGAAGAAAGAGAACAACTCGCAGAGTTAGAGTTCTCTATTGGGCAAAAGTTCATGGAAGAAGCAGAAGCACCCGAGGTGGAGATGCCTAAGTTTGAATCCTTAGAGCCACCCAAAGAGCGAAGCGGTAATCCTAACCCAAAGAGGCCGAATCCCGACTCAGTTGGTGAGTCGATTTCTAATACAAAGACAACGGAAGCAATGAATGGCTAGGAAGAAGTTCAAAGCCCAATCTATTAAGGGCAAGGGTTTACTATCAAGTACGCATACAGTAAGGACAGCCAGTGGTGGAACTATGACTGTCCAAGCTCAACCTGCTTCGGTGAAGAAAGGTGAGCGCAACTATGAGATAGCAGATGCTAAAAGGCGTATCTTGAATAGGTTACCAACCCAAGATGGCAAGGTAAGGACTTTGATGCTTGATGGCATCAAGAGAGCAGATGCTGTCTTTGGTAGGTATGATAGTAAGCGTAACAGAACTACTGGGGAGCTAAGACCGCCTGATAAGACTGCTTTAGCAAGAGAGTTGGAGCAAGTAGTAAGAGGTACTGTAAGAGGTGCAAGAGATCAGATCTTGGAAAACCTTGAGGGTTCTGTGAAGACCTACCTTATTGGTGTAAGAAGATCTTTACCCAATAGAGATCGATTACCTATGTCTACTATCAATCAGATTGCTAGGCGCAAGGCTTTGCAGGTCTATAACCAACCCACAGGTAAGAGTGGTATGAATACAGCTCAAAGGTTAGGTGGGGTTGGTGCTAAGATGGAAGCAGAGTTAACCAAACTTATTGACTCAGGCTTACTAAAGCGAATAGAGAAAAGACCAAGCCTTAAGAAATCTTTAGTAGACCCCAAAGGCTCAAACAAGTCTTGTGTGGCTAAGTCTATTACTAGGATAAACAGGACAGAGCAAAACAGAGCTATGCAATCAGCTACTATTGAGGTCATGAGATCAATCGGTATAAACCTGTTCTACTGGAGACTTAGCGCAAGCCACAAGGACTATGGTGGGACTGAGATATGTGAGGTCTTATCCGTAAGCACAGGTGCGGATGTTTCAGGTATTTTACCTAATGATTTCAGTGGCTCATTAAGTGGTTTGTATTCAGATTCTAGTGTCCCCGACTTGCCACACCCTAATTGTATGTGTAGCTTAGAACCACTAGTTGTCTGATTTTAGTTTGATAATCTGTATGATATAATAGATAATCCCTATTGGATAACTTTATTTTTCAAATACATTGATTGGAGATTAATCATGCCAATGTACAAAACTCACAATGCACAACCAATGAATCGACCTGGCCAAGACGCATCTACTAAAGATCGTGGAATGAGCCAATACTTCGATATGCGTAACCAACCTAACAAGGCTAAAGTCCAAGATGGTCGCCAAGTTATGATGGAAAACGCTCCTGGTCAACATGCTCGTAGAGCGCCAAAAGTTGACATCTTACGCTAATTAACTCCAATCGCACCTAGCTACTAACAATAAGGGCATATAGACAAATGAGTGACATGACAGATACCAAGCCAGCGAACATAGAAGAAAGTCAAGCGAGTACACAATCTACCCAATCTACCGAGAGCAAAGAAGCACCGAAAACTACTGAGGAAGTTTTCACTAAGGCGCAACTTGATGAAATGCTCAATAAGGTAAGGCGTGAGGAAAAGGATAAGCTTTATAAATCCATTGAGAAGAATAAAGCCCAAGCCGAATCAGTTCAAGCCGAGCGAGATAAGGTGCTAGAGGATTTAAAACTAGCGAAAGAAAAACTTTCTACAATACAGGACTCAAGTATGAGCGACATTGAAAAAGTAAACAAGCAGATCGATTTGCTTGCAGAGCAGAATGACCTACTAAAGAAGCAGTTAGAGACAGTGTCTCAACAGGCTGAGGCGAGAGTTCGTCAAAGCGAGGTCAAATCTTATAAGCAAAAGCAAATTGAAAAGAGCGGTTTACTATTTCCTGAAATGGTAAGTGGCAATACTCCAGAGGAGATTGATGCTTCTATTTCAATGCTCAAAGAGAGAGAGCAGTCAGTAAGACAAGAGCTTGAAGACCGACTTCGTAGTGAAAAGGCACAGGATGTTCCTAGACCTATGTCACCCGAAGCTAGTCAACCTCAAGTTGCAAATGCTGATCGCTATCGTATCTCTAAGATGAGTCGTGACGAATACAGTGCGTATCGTCAAAAACTCATGGCGCAAGCTATGGATGCAGTTCGCAGATAAACATTTACTTTATATTTATTAGTTAGGAGTCAATTATGCCATCAGTGTATAATAAAATCTCAGGTGTAAACACCAGCGGTGACATTGTTAAATTACCCGAAGCCCTATTAGACGTATTCAGCTTAGACATCTTGCATAATGCTCAAGGCATTATGCGCTTTGAAGAGTTTGCTGTTCGTAGACAAGAACTACTAGCTTCTCCAGGCGAAGTTGTTAAGTTTACTATCTATGATGACATCTTACGTTCAGCTACCAACAATAAGTTAGATGAAAGCGATAGTCTCGCTGCTCAAACAATGGCAGCTACTCAAAAATCCATCACAGTTGCTGAATGGGGTAACGCTATCAAAGTTTCTGAAAAGCTACTTCGTCTTTCATGGGATGACGTTATGGCTGAGTCAGCAACTCTACTTGGTCGTGACTATGCAGTTACTCGTGACATTGCACTTCGTGATGCTTTATTCAATGGTGTAGCTAATGCGATTACTGCTGGTAATCTTCCAGCAGGACATAATTTCACTACCGATGGAAATATAACAGGTCAAGTGGCAGACAGCCTTATCAATGCAAATGAGACTTTTGACATTGAATCAATCCGTAACGCAGTAGAGATTCTACAAACTAATAATGCACCTAAGTTCTTTGGTGATTATTATGTTTGTTTCCTACACCCACACCAAGCAAGTTATCTAAAGCGTGATCCTGATTGGATCAATGCTCACCAATACGTTGGTACTCGTAACCTATTCAATGGTGAAATTGGTCGTTGGGAAGACGTTATCTTCATCGTTACTACTCATGCGCCTAATGGTGCAGCGGCTTCTTCGGCTCCAGGTTACGATGCAAGCCTTATTGGTGATGATACTAATGGTATTGCAAATAATGTTAAAGCTTACAAAGCTTGCGTGTTTGGTGATCAATGCCTATACATTGCAGACAGCCTACCAGTTGAGCTTCGTGACAACGGTGTAGAAGACTTTGGTCGTACTCATGGTCTAGCTTGGTACTCAATCTTTGGTGTTGATGTTCTTAAGCCAGAATACGCAGTAACCATCACTTCTGCTTAATTCCAAGTAGAATAACTATTTAAGGGGCGAATAATGTCAAAGAAGAAGAAAAGCACAGACGAAGTAAAACAAGCAGCTAAAGAGATCGCTTCTGTAGTGGTTGCCACAGCAAATGTAGAGAAGCCAAAGGTAGACGTACCCAAAGCAGAACCTGTAGTTGCTAAAGCTGAGATTCCAAAGGTTGTAGAGGCGAAGACCGCACCAGTTAAAAATATCAAGATTAAGGCTACTGCTTCTGTAAGAGGTCAGTATAATAATATGCGATATGAGATTAAGTCAGGTGAGGTTTACACTTTCCCTGCGCCTTTGGCGGAATGGCTAATTAGTTTAGGCCGAGCGATTTAAATATAATATGGGGGCTGATTATGGCTGATACAAACTCACTCATTAGAAGAATAAGAGCTAGAGTGCATGATAATGTTAGTCATACATCGAGAGAAGATGGTCGGCCTTTATATTTAGACTCTTACTACATTGATAGTATTGAGAGTGGTTTAGGTCGAATGAACCTAGACTTAGATAGTGGATATAGCATACAGACCTTGCCAGTAAAGTATGAGTACTTAGCTGAGCTTAGAGGTACTGTGAATATGTGTTATGTTCGGGGTGCAGAGGGAGCTACAGGTGATGTAGAGGACTTCCCAAATGTACCCGACCAAATTGTCACTGTACCGCAACTGACAGTGCAGAGACAACAGATGCCACTAGATGGACCAAAGTTTTGGTTACGTCTAGCGGAGAAGCTAGAGAATGAGTATTTAGAGGCTCTAGCGAGATTGAGAGATAGAGGTGACGAGGGTGCTGAGATTCAGCAATACACTATGTCAAGAAGATCTCTTAGAACAGGTAGGCGAATGCCTTATGTATATGACAAGCCTATCCCTGTACCAGAGGGTTTTGCTTTGTCGGTGGCAAATGGAGTGGTCAGTGTAACTTGGGGTATCGTTTATGATGAGTACTTCAATTACTATGAGCTTCAAAGAAGTACCTCTCAGCAGTTTCCAACAACTTTTGGCGTATATGCCTCAAGTGACAACCATGATAATCGGTTCAACGATACTCCAGGGCAAGGAACTTGGTACTACCGATTAGCGATATACAACTCGAATGATCTTGTCTCTTATAGTGAGACAGCGAGTGTAGTGGTACAATGAGCATTAAGGCAATCAAGGTGGCGCAAAAGGCTTTAGAGCGTCAACACCATAACTATGGTGAGATTGTGCAAATTGTTAAGTATATCCCAAGTGCAACAGGTGGTATTTATCGCCAGCGCAAGAAGCTGTATGAAGCACCTTTTGAGATAAAGGCTTCGGTAGCAAGAATGCCCGAAGAAGAATCATTAGGGCGCATAGGTGAATCCTCACAAAGAGAGGCAGAGATTACTATCCCAGTATCGTTTCTTAAGGAATACTTTGGTAACTCTACACCTGTAAATAAGATGCTTACTACAAGTGATCTAATTGTCTTTGATAACAGGGTATGGAGAATCACTCAAAGTGCGCTAACTGGTCGAATTGGAACAGAGCCACTTTTAGTGTATCTTATACTAAGAGAGAAGCTTGGAGAAAAGGAGACTGATTATGCCTAGTAAGAAGACTCCATTTTCGATGAGAATCTCAGGTACTTACTTTGGTGTAAAGGTTAATGTAAGTTATAAAGAGTTTGGTCGTGTTAAGAGACAAATGAATATAACAAATAGTCAGCTCTTAAATAAGCTTAGACCAATGTTTAAGGCTAGACTCGAACATCGTATACCAAAGTTAATAGAACAGCTTCAAAATGGCTTACAGGGGCTAATAGGTACAAAGGCTTTTGAGTCTCAACCTAATGGCCACAATCATAAGCCACATAAACAAATACCTGACCCACTAACAAGAATTGTGGAGCATGGTTATCGCTACTCTGTAAGTGGTAGTAAAGATAAGCTGGGTGTTGAGATTGTACCTAAGCGTAACCGAGTTAAGCAGATAAATTACCACAATAGAATGGGCAAGACCCCAAGAGTATACCATGATGGTTATGTGTATCGCTCTAAGTCTTCTAAGCGTGGTGTACTACAAGGTTTAGATGATACCTGTTTGCCATTTTTTGATAATGGTCATCATGGTAGGATTGTGCAGAAGTGGTTAGAGAATAGTCAAATAGGTATGGCTTTCGCTATTGATGCTTTCTTAAAGGGTCAAGCTGACGATGTAGAACAGGGTAATATATAATGGCTATTGCATTTTGGAAGCTTGAGGATGCCTTTGTAAGAAAGTTTGCTGGTAAGGCTTTAAAAGATCGCAATGAGCGAATTAACCCTGTACCTGTATTCTTAGATTATCCTGACATAGAAGAATCTCCAGATGAGCGTTATCCTAGTATCTCAGTTGTCTTCAATGGCATGAGTCCTGATGTAGATATGTATGACTCAGATGCTGATAGGGTAGTTGATGTAGATTACACAACAAGTCCACCTACATTTATTAAACGTAGAATGGCTGAGTTTTATGACATTAGTTATGAAGTAAAATCATTCTCTTTAAGTGCGGTTGAGGACAGAGAGCTTACTAGGTGGATAGAGTCTCGCTTCTTACCTAGAGATACCATCGAGGTTGAGGGTGGAGCTTACCATGTATTCAGACAGTCATTCACAGTATCGGACTCAGTGAACATTGATACAGTCATTTATGAGAAGACTTGGGTTTACTCAATTAAGGCTGACATAGAGGACACCGATAATGATAACTACCAAAAAGGTGTAAATGAGGTTAGAATAGAATCTAATTTAGTGAAAACTATTCCTAAAATTATTGAACCTACAAGTACAAGTCGCACAAAATATGTATATAATGCACCCAAGTCTGCTATTAATGCAGAAGAAGCGAATAAGACAAAGAATCGTGTGATAGCATTTGATGACCAAAGTTATTGGTTTCTTCCTAAAAAGTGAGGTGAATTATGGCTTACACTAGGCCAGACGTTTATATCGAGGAGATTTTAACTCCCGAACTAGCACCACAAGGTGTTTCTACTAGTATTGCTTCGTTTGTTGGTGCAACTTTACGTGGCCCAAGTGATAAGGCAATTTTCATTGATAGTTTTGCAGCTTTTCAGCGTATCTTTGGCGATAAAGCTGTAGATGGCGAATCTATCTTTTACAGTGTTCGATCATTCTTTGAGAATGGTGGTGCAGGCTGCTATATCGTTCGTGCGGTAAGTAGCTCTCAAGTTGGCGGTGCAAGCCCTAACGCTACACCAGCAAACACTACTATTAATAATAATCATGGCACACCTACAGGACTCCTTAAGTTTTTTGCTGGCTATCGTGGCTCTGATAGTCATGGAGCAAAAGGTAGAAAAATTGAAGTAAAGTTGAGTGAGGTTGGGGTGGAAACAACAAGCTCAGACGCTTTAACTGCAGGTGACCTTGATATAAAGGTATCAAGTGCGAATGGTATCAATGTTGGTGACATTGTAAAAATAGATGATAATACTAATGACACATACCTTAAGGTGTCTAAAATAGAGAGTGGTCTTGATAGTAGTGGTGCTATTATTCGCACTCTTACTTTTACTTCTGCTAGCACTGTCGCAGTTGGTAGCGGTGCAGACGTAAAGGTCATAGCTTATGATCTTTCTGTTTTATATGATGACGTTGAAGTAGAATCTTATAGTCGTTTATCAGTAGACCCTGACAGCGACCTCTACTTTGAGACTGTTATTAATGATGAACAAGTCGGTTCTGAGTATGTTAAGGTTCAAGACCTAAAAGTAGGTTCTTCTCTTTTATCGGTCGAAAAAGAGATTGCTTCAAGCGTAATAGGGAACGAACTTGGTCTTGATACTAATGGTGAAAATGAGCTAACTGGTTTTGCAATTGCTACTGATTTACAAAATGCGCTTGATACACTTGATGCTAAAGATGCTGTGAACCTACTTTGTGTTCCTACATCAATCAGTGCTACAGGCATCTTCCCAGCAGCTAGCTCTAACATTACCCACATTAAAATGCTTAAGTACGTTGAGGGTCGCATGGATATGTTTGCGATCTTAGATGCACCAAGTGGTAAAACAGCAGATGCTACAGGCACAGGTTCTATTGGGAAATATGTAAAGGAAGATCTTGGTTTAGATTCATACTGGGGCGCACTTTACTATCCACATATTACTGTTAAAAAGGGAGCAGGGTCTATTACTATCCCACCAAGTGGTGCGATTGCAGGTCTTTACAGCCGAGTAGATGCTATTGGTGCGCCTACTGGTGGTGTAAGCTCAGCTCCTGCTGGCTTTGGTGACTTTGGTCGCTTAGAGGGCATTCGCAAATTAGAGGTAGAAGTTAGCGAAGCACAGCATGGTCCACTTAATGTTATGGGTGTTAACTGCTTGCGAGTAGTAGATCGTGCGCAAGGCGGTGTGTCAGTAAATGTACTAGGCGCTCGTACTCTTAGCAGTACCTTAGACTTCCGTTACATCAATGTTCGCAGAATGATGAACTTCATCGAGAAGCGAGTTAAGAGCATTGGCGAAGATAGCTTGTTCCGTAACAATGGTCCTGTTCTTTGGGCAAGCCTTACCTCACAGATTGAATCATTCTTAACTAAGCGTTTTGAAGCTGGAGAGCTTGCAGGTAACTCTATCCAGGAAGCTTTCTTCGTAAAGATTGATTCATCGAACAATACCGCAGATTATATCAAACAAGGAATCCTAATTGGCGAGATTGGTGTAGCCCTACTTCGCCCTGCTGAGTTCATTGTTTTCAAGTTCAGCCAAGTACAAGCAGGCTAAGGAGATAGATAATGGCAAGTTTAACAAAAGACGTATATAGAGGGTTTAAGTTCTCTGTAGAGATCATTGGACAAGGTGAAAACTACTTCGCTGCTAGAGCCTCATTCCAAAAAGTCACAGGTATGCAATCCTCTGTAGAGGTAGTTGAGTATCGTGAGGGTAACATGGCGGATCGCATGGAGAAGTTAGCAGGTATGATGTCTTATGACTCTGTGACCTTAGAGCGTGGTATCTCTAGCGATGATGCTTTTAACACTTGGATGAAAGATGTTTGTGACGTTGTTAGCGGTGGTGGCGATGGAGTTACCTCTAGTGGCCTTGCTGACATTGGCGCACAGTCTTATAGGCGTGACATTAAGATCACTTTGTTCAATAAACAAGCTCAACAGGTTAAGTCATACATCCTTAAAGATGCATGGCCTAGCGAGTACACCATTGGTGACTTTGACGCTACCTCAAATGACGTTGTAATCAGCACTCTAGTGCTTCAACATCATGGCATTCAAGAGACAAACCTACTCGCTTAATTAAAGCTCACCTTAAAGATATACCCTATAAATAGTTTCCAACAACTTTAATAACACAGGATAATAATATGATTACTGATAACGATAGAGTAGCTCTACCTATTGGACTTGAGATTGATGGTATTCGATACCGCAATATAGTCATTGATGAGATGACTGGTATTGATGAAGAAAACCTCTCATCTCGCAAAGTTCGCAATAATGGCGCAAAGGCAATCACTCTTCTTCTTAGACGCTGTATTCAATCTATTGAGGGAGTACTTGAGCAGAAGCGTGACCCTTTGGGTTTAATTGATGAGAAGTATGTTCGTAACATGTATGTAGCGGACAGAGACTTTCTTATTATGTGCATTAGGACTATTAGTGGCGACTCTGAGTTGCTTATGAATGTGAACTGCCCATCATGCGATTCTGAGGTAGACAAACTGGTCAACCTAAAAGAGTTAGATGTATATGAGTGGGATGAGAATGAGCCAGTAGAGATTACTGTTGATTTACCAAGAGGTTTTTATAACCAAGATACTCAACAGTATAACAAAAGGGTTCGTTGGGGATTCCCAAAGGGGGTTGCTCAGGAACGTTTAGCATCGCTACCTGAGAATGAGATGGGAACAAATCTTATTGCTATAGGCTTAAGAAGCGTAGATGGCAGAGATAGTATTCCTAGCAGCGATGAGGTAAGAAGATTAAGCGTAAGAGATCGAGGTGCTTTAGCTGATGCCATAGTAGAGAATATGGTTGGTGTAGAGACTAAGATTGAGATGTGCTGTGATGCTTGCGGTCATGAGTTTGACTCAGAGGTGAATACGGTGGGTTTTTCCAATTTGGGTCAACGAAAGACCCAGAAGCGATCAAGCGTTGGGACAAATGGGCGGAGAAAACGCAAACTTCGTTAATTCGTACAGTAGTTGCTATTGCAGAGCGGTGGCATTGGACTAGATGTGATATACTTAGTTTACCAACGAGACAGAGAGCTTTATACTTAGAGTTATATGAAGAAATAATAGACAAAGAGCGAGAAGCCAGCCGAGCCAGGAGATAGTTATGTCAATACAAAACTTAACCGCAGCAATTAATCTCCAAATAGCAGGTACTAGACAAGCCTCTAATCAGATTAGGGGCGTAACTACTGCAATTGAGAATCTCACAAAGTCTTTTAATAGATCTTCTCAAAGCCAAACAAAGCACCAAAAGCAGACTAAAACAAGTCAACAGGGTTTAGCGAATATACAGGCAGGTCTTGTACAGTTAAGTACTTGGTTACTAAATACCAATGTTCGGATAAACAACTTATTCGATAATATGACTAAGAGGTTCATCGAGTCTGAGACTGCAATGACTCAACTTAGGGTAACAATGGGGTTAGCAGGTGAAAGCGCAACTGACCCTATGTTTAGGGCAAGGTTTCAAGAGTTCGATATGTTCAAGAATCGTATAGATGACCTTGCCATGACGACTGAGTTTACAAAAAAGCAAGTAGCTAATGCTTTTACTGCTTTAGTACAAAGTGGCCGTACTGGTGCAGAGGCCATGAAGATGTTAAATGGAACTTTGCAGTTAGCTACAGCTTCGGGTGGACAGCTTGATTTAGGACAAGCGGTGGATATAGCTACTTTGACTCTTGGTACTTTGGGTGGTTCTGTAGAGGAAGTAGATGACAACTTAAATATGTTATTGAAGACCTCTCAGAAAACCAAGATTGGCTTTAGAGACTTACAGCAAGTACTTGGTAGTCTAAGGGCAAGTTATTCAAGATTCGCAGAGACTACAGGTGTTAGTCGGGAAGCTGAGTTAATGGGTTTAGCTGCTGCTACAAGAGGAATGGGGTTGGGAGGAGCGGAGTCTGCCCAACAGGTTGATCAATTCTCAAGGTCTATACTTGGGTTAGTCGGGGTTGTTAGCAAAGGGCAACTAAGACAACTAAAGGGCATGAAAGTAGAGGGTCGCTTTAGTATGAAGCGTGAGTCTTTACTGCAATTCTTTGGTGTCCAATCTATGAGTAAGTCTCAGATTCAAAAAAGATTAGGGCAACAGTTTAGTAATGTAAGTGTAGCTAGGGATGCTTTTGTTAAGAACCAGCTAATGAACTTTGATAAGAAAACAGGTAAGTTTGAGCAGAAAAGTATATCTCAACTTATGGAGACTTTGGTTAGTCGTTACGCTGTCTTAAAAGAAGCACAAGGGGCAGAAGCTGATGCGATTGCTAAACAAGCTTTTGGTACTCAGTCTGCTCAATTTATGCTCCAGGCTATAGTGAAATTAGCTGAGCAATCTGGTAAGAAAGTTGGCGATGCGGGGAAAGTTTTCCAAGAGTTAGTGGCAACCATATCTAAAAACAATGGAGAGCTTGCCAAGTCACAAGCAGAAGCTCTTAAGACCTTAGAGAAGCGAATAGAGTTAGTGAACTCAGCAGAGGATGCTTTATCTAATACAATCTTCCAGCATGACATATACGCTAATGCGATCTTAGATACATATAAAGAGACTTTGACTGCTACAAATAAGCTAATGAAGAACAATGATAGCTTAGCTTCGTCTATCTCTTTTATTGGCCGTATGATGCAGTTCTTAACAGGTGTAGGCACAACTTTAGGGTTTACCTTAACAGCGATGGCCACCTTTAGTATTGCTTTGACACATTCTTTAAAAAATACAAAAGGCGCTGCTACAGGGTTCGGTGCTACAATGAGAGCCTTTGGTAGTATGTTCTTAGTACCTACCTTAACAGTCATGATGCAGATGATTGGTGCATTAGGTATCTTGGGTATCTCTGTGGTGGCCTTAATGAGATACTTCTCTGGAGCAGAGGGTATTGGAGAGGGCTTCAAGATAGTCTTAGAGAAGATTGGTGATGTAGCTAGGGCTACAGGTGGGATTATTCAGTTAGCTTTTTCTTCTCTTAGTGGTAAAAAGTCTTTAGAGGAATTGACTAATGACTTCTACAGATTTAGAGATCAAAAACGTAAGATTGATCAAGAGATTTTAGCCCATGAAATGGGAACAGCAAAACTAAGCCAATCTCAGTTCTATCTAAAGAAAAGGCAATCAAGAGACTTCTTTGATCACTTGCAGAGAATAAATAAGGAACTAGGTGCAGAGGGTCGTAGATCTTTAGTAAAGATGGAGCTTGAGGGCAGTAAGGAAACCGTTAGTACGATTGCTAGAATAACAGATCATATTAAGAATCTAGCTAAGGGGATCGCTGTTATTGGTGAGAGTGCCATTCAGCCAATAATGCTTACTTTGGGAGCGGTTTTTGATACTTTATACTATACTTTAGACTTACTACTTATGCCTGTGAGAGCAATAGCTACCTTATTTGGCTTTGTATCAGATGAGGGTTCTTTTATGACTTCGGTCTTAAAGGGTATTGGCACTGTTCTAGGTGTGATTATCTCTGGCTTCTTACTGTCGGGTGCTTGGAAAATGTTTGCAATGACCTTAATGGGTCTGAAAAACAAGTTTATAAGTTTAGGTCAAGGGGTTCATAGCTTCGTTAAAAGTCAGCAAGCTATGCAAAAAATTACAAGTCAAACTATCAATGTAAATAAAGTAAACATTTCTTATTTAGATAGATTAAAACTTAAATACTACGAACTAACTGGTCAGACCCAAAAGTATCAGCAGACATTAGTCCAAGCAGGAGTAGCCGCAAAAAAACATGGCAAGACTCAAATGCAAATGATAAATGGGTTTCAAGGCGTTGGTATGGCTATAGCGTCATTAGGTGGAATGATGACTATGTTTGGAGAGATCACAGGGAACGAATTGGCTTCTTCTACAGGTAATATGACAATGCTGTTTGGTACAATACTCGCTTTTGTTCCTCAACTCGTAAATGGCTTTCAAATGATTATACAAGGGGTTAGGCTTTTAACTCTTGCTAACATAAAGTCAGCTATTGTTATGGCTGCCGCATGGTGGCCTTTATATACAGCTTTGTATGCAATATATCTGTTGTACTCAGCTTTCTCTAAAGTCAAGCCTAAGCCTTTAGACTTAACAACACCTTTGACAACACAGCCAACAGCTTCGATGACAGGTACTAATCTAGTTACCGCAAGTCCTTTAGGTGGGGGCGGTACATATTTAAGGCCATACATTGGTACAGGGGCAACTGCTCAACCGATGGTTAGGCCACCGAGTGCGATGGCTACTACATATATGCCGAGTACCCCAGTAAATGACAATTCAACAACTATTCATATTAAGAATCAAACGGTTGTTGCTAATGATCCAAAAAGACTTGCTGAGAAAACTAAACGTCAGTCAGGTAAGGGGTTAAATTATAATACAGCAGGTACAGGGCGATAGAGGATAAATAAAAATGATTACTGACCGAGGTACAGACACTCCATCGAAAGGGGAAATAAGTTCTCTTGATGGCACTCATGTTTTAGAATTTCAATTTAACCCTACTACGATTAGTGAAAAGAGATCGGTACTGCACCACTTCTCTCAAGCACAAGGCCAAGTACTGCCTTTGGCGCAGTTTGGTATGGTAGAGCCAACTGAGATTAGTTTTGAGCTATTTATGTTTAACCATAATGGTTTAGAGAAACAGCTACACAGTTTAAGAAAGCTTACCCTACCTAAGTCAATAAACAAACCTGAGTATTACGGCCAAGTAAGTCCTCATAAATACATGTTGAACCTTATGGACTATGGAGTTTTTATTGGGGTTGTAAACAGTGTAGACCTTACTGTTGAGCAGTACGCTAAACAAGATATGACCCCCATTCACTTAAGGGCTTCAATTACTTTTACAGTCATAAGCCAATCTTTAGTTGATGATGTTATTAATTTAAATCTTATAAGTGGGCAGTAGTATGAGTATCATTACTAGAAAAAGCAGATATAAAGAGTATGGCTTTGTGGTTTATTATGAGTACAAAGAAGAAGCAAGGGATATAGAGTCTGCACCTGAGAGAGAGATAGTCACTACACTTTTGCGCCCTACCAGTTATTCCTCTCAGTTAGAGCTAATTAGTCATACTATTAGGCAAGGAGAGAATATGCATAACTTAGCTCTCAAGTATTACAAAGATGCTCGACTATGGTGGTTTATTGCTGACTATAATCCATTGCTAGACGCTAATAACCTAAAAGAGGGTGACCAAGTTGTTATTCCACCTAACTCAGAGGTTAATGCTTACTAAGGAGTCTTGTTATGGGTACAACACCACAAGTTAGAAAAAAAACAACCATATCAAAAGAGAAGAAGCGTACCCCAAAAAGAAAAAGACGCACTAAGCAAAAAACTAGCAACAGGTATGAGCCTGCAAGGTTAAAGCCTCAAGTGCAGATGATGAAAGAAAGAAACCAGAGTCTTCCTTTTCACTCTTTAGTGGGAGAGACTAACCTTGACCCTTATGTATGGATTACTCTTAAAAAAGATCTCCGTAAAGGCCCAAAGAATGATAGGTTGAACCCTATCCATAAGGGCTTGAAAAGCATTAGTTTATCTAACGAGAAAAAGAAGTACCCAAAGGTAGATTTTGTTTTATACGTTCCTGACTTTAGGGACAATAAAAAAGACTCTGGGCGTTCAATAAATGAGTTCATTATTGGGGCAGAGTTCTTTGTTAAGTGGGGCTACAGTAGCAACCATACCCAATGGGGTCCGTTCAGAGTCACAGAGCGTGACATATCATTTGATGAGGGAACTGCTTTACTCCAGGTAACAGGAATTATGGGTGCAAGGTTATTTGCTACAAGCACAGCAGAGGTCTTCTCAAATGCTGAGGGAAAGTTAGCAATTGATCAAATAGCTTCTTTGGTAAACATAAGTGTTAATAAAAAAGAGTTATTAGACGAAGAATATAATTATTTCTTAGATGATAAAGGTGGGCCACCTTTGATTGCAGCAGGTGGCAATTTAGGACAAGCAATATATAAAGATACTGTAAAGAATGATGTAGACTTTTACTTTGACCCAGAGGTAGGCGAGATAAAGCTATCAACCCCATTCAAGTATGAACTTGTAAAGCAAGGCAAGGCTACGCCAGTAAAAATGACTTATGGTTACCCTACCTCGAATATAGCTAAGTTAGATGTTGAGACAAAGCACCCTATTAAAAAAGGTGTATCTCCGAATACAGTTGTGAGAATTAATCAAAAACCTAAAGGGCTAAGTGTAGTAGAGGGTAATACTTTGCGGTATGCGATTGAGGGCTTAATCCCTTATGTAGATACAAATAATCAAACAAAAGAATTGATTATAGGTACTGATAGGAATAGGGCTTGGGGGAAGTGGGTATTCTCTACTAAAAAAGTCAAAGACCCTAGAAAACGAGGCGGTGTTATTGATGAAAATAGTATTGGAAGCGTTGCCCAAGCTATTAGTAACGCAGAGCAAGTTTGGAAACCAGAAAAGGGATATAAGGTTAGTGCTGTAGAGGCTAGTATAGGACATCATTATGATTCTATGGAAGTTGATAGCTGGGCAATGCTCATAGAGAGGGTTGTGACCCTACCTAAAAATCTAGCTTATGAAGATAAAAAGTTAAATATATTTGAGTATAACCAAGCAGTAAAAAATCGAAGCAAGCCTGTAGTTTTACTAAGTACAGGTTTAGACGAGAATAATGAGGTTTCCGTAAGAGTATATTCAGATTTGAATAGAGCTGTAGAAAGTAAGCCCTTGCCTAAAAAAACAGCAGCCACTAAGAGCGATAAGCTTACAAGTACTACAGTAGAGTCTGTACCAGTGGGTAGCATTGACACACCAGAGGGTGAAGAAACTACAGATGAGATCGTAGAGACTTTGAGAATAAGATCTGATCTTTTGAACTACAAGGGAGACAGAAGAAAGCTTAGACCAAAGTTCAGAAAGTTACTTGAAGAATACGAAGCAAAGCTACTCCAATTCAAAAATAGGTCATTTGAAAATAATAGCCTAAGAGTCGCTTCAAGAAGCTTTGGTGAAGTTTCCGCTATAGCCTTAGTACGAGTAGACCCTACTAAAGCGAATGGAAATAAATCTAACGAGGGTAAAGTATCAGATACAGCTAGTGGTGAAAGCGATAACCCTAATTCATCATTCAAACCCAAAGCTCAATCCAGTGGGGTAGGTAGGCCAAGTCGTAGGATAACTAGGACTAAGTTAAGTATAGACCTTAAGGCAGGTGACTGGACTATGAGAGTTGGAACTATTATTGAAATTGTAGACTTACATAAAAAGATCAATGGTTTTTACTATGTGTTCTCAGAGGAGCATACAATTGACTCTAATGGATTCCATACAAGTATTCAGTGTAAAAAGGCTTCACAAAGAATGGTCGATAAATACTCCACTTCAGCAAAGAAGAGATCTAATAGTAAGAAGCCTACTAACACTACTAGGGTTGCGGCAGGTGCGGAAGTACCTGCTTTTCAAATTAATAAACAAGCATTAGACGCTCTTGTTGATGAGGAATCAAAAACCTTAAGTGAAAAGTCTTCTGAACTGCGGAATAGAGAATTAACAATGGCAATGATCTCGCCTACAATGGTTCGGTTTGAGACAGGAATGTAATGATAGACCAGCAAGAATATGAACAAAGGTATTATGGTCGCTTCTATGGTAAGCGCAGAGCAGTCGTGGTAGAAAACCAAGACCCAGAGCGTAGAGGTCGTATCAAGGTTGAGAATACAGAGCTTTATGGTGTAAGTAAAAGTCCTTGGTGTATGCCTTGTTACCCATTCTATGGTGGGCGAGATTGTGGTTTCTTCTCAGTACCGCCTATTGGGTCTTTGGTATGGATTGAGTGTGAAGAGGGCTTACCTGCATATCCTATTTATGCTGGTGGTTACTTTGACATGGTTAAAGATGGTCACTTTAGTGATGGTTCACCAATAGAGCAAAGCTCTGACTTTCAAAAAGAACCTAGTACTGCCCCAGCTCACGCTAGAGGTGACTATGATGGTTCTGACTATGGTGGGCTAAAAGGTGCTTATGGAGTACCTGCTACCTCATTTGAGGGTGATTATGGAGAGGTGACCATACTGCGGACTAAGACAGGTCACATGCTAGAGTTTGACGATACTGAGGGTGCAGAGAGAGTACAGATTCATCACTCAAGTGGCGCTCATATTGAGATTATGCCAGATGGTTCAATAAACCTTGTGACCGAGGGTAGAATACTGACTCGCTCAGGTCATCGAGAAGAAGTTGTGATCAATAAAAGCCGAGAGACTACAGGTGGGAGTGAACGAGTAGTTGAGGGCGATGTAACAGATACAGTTAGCGGTAAGAGTACAACGAGTATTACAGGCGAGTCCTCAGTATCATTAGGTAGTCTCAATGCTGATATAAATGGTGCGATAGAGGTTACCTCTACAGTACTAAGAGCCTCGATGGATAACCTGTTTGAGGTCAATGCAGGTGGAGACATTTCTTTGTCTGCCTTTGGGGATATGGACTTAATTTCAGCAGGTAAGGGATTGCTAAGTGCCACCAACTCTGTGACTGTACCAACAGGTATCTTTTTACAGGACTCACTTACATTACAGGCA